CGTATGCAGCATTAGATCAAGCTGACGTTGATGATTACTTACAGGATATACTCGGAAACGAGCCAGTAACCTGTGACTGCCAAGAATAATGAAGAAAGACCCTTATGAAAAACTACTCGGGAGAAAACGAAAGTGGACTCCCGTCCAAACCACCGCCGGAGAACTAAAACATGGAGCCGAAGAGACCATCTACCGTGCTCTCGCAATACGTCATATGGAGTTACCAGTTGGTACCTTTATTACGGAAGGACTTGAAAAGAATGTTCCCGAAAATGCTAGAAAATTACTAGAATCAAACGTAACTGACGAGGAAAATCATGACCTTGCTCTTGGGTATATTGCTAATTCAATTGGGGTTGACCCTGCCTCTGAAGCTGAAGCCTTACGACTTCGATCAGCATGGGAGCAACACCCCGACCACACCATAACTAAAGCATTGGTAGCAGAACGTGCAATATTTTTCGTACTTCTTCCCTTCTTTCGTTTTAACGGCGATGCTGGTCTTAGGACTGTCAGCGCCGACATCTCTCGTGACGAACAAATACACGTGGCCACTAATAGCCTTGTATGTCACGAGTTGGGCTTATCTCCTAGTCAATCTTTGGATAAACTTAGGAAGGCCACCATTAACTGGGTTCTTCAACCCCTAGGTATAAATACTACCGATAAATATTTAGACAAAAAATTTTGGCTGGATGCTAGCGATCGCTTAATGTATGAAGGGAAAGCCCCAGAGTTTTCTGAGACACAGAGAGCACGTATGCCAGCGTTTTTCGAACATGCAAACACCAATTTACCCAAGTACGCTTAACATATATTCTGAGAAGCTTACAAAACTGGTTGAGGATTTAGAGACAAAGTTCCCAGCTCAACCAGTTCACCCTAAAGAGGAACTGAATTCAATCATGTATCGCTCTGGACAACGGAGTGTGGTACAGTATATAAAAACACTATTAGATGAAATATAATGTGTTTATTTAGAACAAAAGTAGAGACACCGAAAGGTCCTCCACCTATCAAACCTTTGAAGGACACTACTAGGGACTTACCACAAGGTAAAATGACTAGAGATCCACAAGATACTACATCAGTAGAGTATGGAAGCTCAGTTAAGAAAGGCGCTCAAGCACAAGCACAAGGAGCTGAATCATTGAGAATCCCAGTGAATATGCCAGGACAAGGTGGTGGTCAGGGTGGTATCAATAATCCAGGTGCGCCGTAATGCAATACGCACGTGAAAGGTATTCAAAACTTTCTGGTAATCGTTCACAGTTTTTAAACACAGCTGTTGAATGTTCAGAACTTACACTACCTTATTTAATACAAAGAGATACCAGTAAGCCTAGGAATAGTAATCAGAATCTAACACAACCCTGGCAGTCAGTCGGAGCCAAAGCAGTAGTAACTTTAGCAGCGAAGCTAATGTTAGCAATGCTACCTCCACAGACAAGCTTTTTTAAGTTGCAAGTTAGAGATGATAAGCTAGGTGAAGAATTAGAACCAGGTCAAAGATCTGAATTAGATTTATCTTTCTCTAAAATAGAAAGGATGATCTTAGATTACATCGCAGCTTCTAGTGACCGAGTTGTTGTTCACCAAGCATTGAAGCACCTTATTGTAGGTGGTAATGCTTTAATATTTATGGGTAAGGATGGTTTAAAACACTACCCATTACAAAGGTATGTTGTCAGTAGAGATGGCAACGGTAACATATTAGAGATAGTTACTAAAGAATTAATTAGTAGAAAAGTATTAGGTGATGAACTGCCTCCAAAAGAACCGAATGATGTAAACGGTGATCACAGTTCAGACGAAGATGACGTAGAAGTATACACATGCGTTAAACTGGATGAAAAATCAGGGCGTTGGACCTGGCATCAAGAAGCTGAAGATCAGATTCTTAAAGATAGCCACAGTACAGCGCCTAAGAATGCTAGTCCATGGTTAGTTCTTCGATTCAATACAGTAGACGGAGAGGATTACGGAAGAGGACGTGTCGAAGAGTTTATCGGCGACCTACGTTCGCTTGATGGACTCTCTCAGGCACTCGTAGAAGGCTCTGCAGCAGCCGCTAAGGTGGTGTTTCTTGTATCACCCTCAGCAACTACTAAACCACAGACTCTAAGCCAAGCAGGCAACGGTGCTATCATACAAGGTAGACCAGAAGATGTAGGTGTAGTACAGGTTGGCAAAACTGCTGACTTTGGTACAGCTGCACAACTTGCTCAACAGATAGAGCGCAGAATACTAGATGCTTTCCTTGTCTTGAATGTAAGACAAAGTGAAAGGACTACTGCAGAAGAAGTTAGACTAACTCAATTGGAATTAGAACAACAGTTAGGTGGCATATTCTCATTGCTCACGGTTGAGTTCCTTGTACCATATTTAAACCGAACGTTGCTAGTACTGCAGCGAACAAATCAAATACCAAAACTACCTAAAGATTTGGTACGTCCTAAGATTGTAGCTGGAGTTAATGCTCTAGGCAGAGGACAAGATAGAGAAGCACTTACTACGTTTATATCTACTATTGCACAGACACTTGGACCAGAAGCATTAGTAAGGTATGTCAATGCTGACGAAGCTATCAAGAGATTGGCAGCAGCACAAGGTATTGATTATCTGAACTTGATTAAGTCACAGCAACAGATGCAGCAAGAGAATGAACAACAACATGCTCAGGCTATGAACCAGGCGATGGTTGGCCAAGCAGGTTCTCTAGCAAGTTCCCCTTTGATGGATCCTTCTAAGAACCCATCTGCTAAAGAAGACTTTGCAGCAATCACCCAAGGAATGGGACCAAATCCACCTGAAGAATAATTATGGCAGAAACATTAACAATTGATCCGACTCCACCTGCAGAAATAGTAGGTGAATCTGAAGGAGTACAACTAACTGCTGAAGAGCAAGAGTCTCTAGAACTCGGTACGAAAATTACAGACCAGCAGGAACAATTACTTGCTGGTAAGTATAAAAATGCAGAGGAATTAGAAAAAGCATATGTACAACTTCAAAAAAAGTTAGGAGAAAACGGAGAAGAAGAGAAGCAAGAAACCCAAGCTGAAGATCAAGGTGAAGCGGGAGATGTTCAACCGGAAGAATCTCAAGAAGATGCTCCGCAGTTATCTCCGTCAGCTGAAGTAATTCTTTCAGCTTCAGAGGAGTTCGAAGATTCTGGAAACCTTAGTGAAGATACTCTAGCTAAGTTCGGGCAGATGTCCAGTCAGGATCTAGTTAAAGCTTACATGGAAGTGCAAAAATCAATGCCAGATAATATAGAAACACAATCCAATGATATATCAGATGCTCAAGTTAACGATATAAAAAATTCAGCAGGTGGTGAACAAGCCTATGCTAATATGGTCAACTGGGCTACTGATAATTTAGACCAAAAATCTTCACAAGCTTTTGATGAAGTTATCAATTCAGGCAGTATAGATGCTATTAAGTTAGCAGTATCTGGCTTGAAAGCTGAGTATGAAAAAGCTGTAGGTTATGAAGGAAGAATGGTAACAGGCAAAGGACCTGTAAATACTAAGGATGTTTATCGCAGTCAAGCTGAGCTTGTAGCTGCAATGGGCGATCCACGTTATGACAACGATCCTGCTTATCGTCAGGATATTATTGAAAAACTCGGAAGATCCGACAACTTACAATTCTAAATGACAACACTCACTTTACAAGACAAATCCAATTGGAATAGATTTTGTGACTGGGTTACTAGCACTGATAACCGCCTCTACGTGGGGTGGTTCGGTGTCTTAATGATACCCGCACTCTTAACTGCAGCAACCTGTTTTATAATAGCGTTTATTGCTGCCCCGCCTGTCGATATTGACGGCATTCGTGAACCAGTCGCCGGATCTCTACTCTATGGAAACAACATCATCTCAGGAGCAGTGGTCCCCAG